GATAGCAACCTGGTAATATAAAATCTTCTTTATTGTATAAATAAAGATGTAGCAACATTCGTTGGTTAAGCTCTTCACACTGTGAAGGCGCACACTCTCCTAGAAATCCTAAATATATTTTTTAACAAAACAGGATTTAATAGGTCGTTTTCTGTTGAGTAATGTAATAAATTCCTGGATCCAACTAAATATATAATAATACAATAGACTACATCTGGAGGATGAATATACATGGCTATTACTAGAATTAAAACCAATCAGATTACTGATGCGGCTGTTACAGCTGGCAAGATCGCCGACTTAGCAGTTACAGCCGGTAAACTGGCTGATAACCTCAGTTACGATAGTGATTTTACCGTAACTGGTAACTTAACAGTCAGTGGTACTACCACGTCTGTTAGCACAACAAACACCCGCATTGAAGATAAGATCCTTGCATTGGCATCAGAAGCCACAGGAACAGCTACACATGACGCTGGTATACTTATCAACCGTGGTAACGATGCTAACCAAGCATTCCTATGGGACGAAAGTGCAAATGAGTTTGTAGTTGCAAGCGTTGGTGCTGAAGATGGCGACACAGCTGGAAACGTAACTCTGGATAGTTATGCTGGATTACACGCTGGCGCAGTCATTTATGGATCATTAAATGATGGCACAACAACATTAACAAGTACAGCGGCTGAACTTAACCTTCTTGATGCAGCTCAAGCTGGTACGATTGTTAACAGTATTGCAGTTATCTATGGTTCAGGCGGTGAAGTTAACGCAACTAAACTACAACTTGGCGGTGCTGATATTACATCAACAGCCGCAGAATTAAATCTTGTTGATGGTATTACCGCAGGTACAGCGTCAGCTAGTCTAGCAGTTATACTTGATTCAAGCAAAGATATCGCTGGCCTCAATGATGTGTCAGCAGCAGGGCTTACACTTAGTGACTTAACTGACAACCGTATTACGATTGCTGGTACAAGTGGTATTCTTGAAGATGACGCTAACTTTACATTCGACGGTACTACACTTACTGTTGGTGGTTCTGATAGTACAGTATTCAGTGCAACCGTTGCTGGTGTTGTTGTTGCTTCTGGCGCAATGACAGTTGATGGACTTGCTTCATTAGACGGCGGAATTAACGTAAATGACGACTTTACAGTTGACACAGACGGAAATGCTGTTGCTGTTGGATTAACAACAACTGGTGTTATGGACTTTAATAACGCTACGACGTCTACAAGTACCTCATCTGGTGCTGTTCAAGTAACTGGTGGTGTTGGTATCACAGAAAACTTATTTGTTGGCGGAACTGGCAGTGTTGCAGGCACACTTAGTGTTGGACACGATTCAGCATTAGTATTAGGCGGAAGCACTGAAGTACAATTAAATATCCTTTCTAATGCTAACTTAGAAATTAAAAACACAGTTAGTGATGGTGACATTGTCTTCGTTGTTAACGACGGCGGATCTTCAGGAACAGCAATGTTTGTTGATGGCGCAACTAGCAGACTTAGACTTGCTGGTGCACCGGTTAATTCCTTAGATGCAGCTACTAAAGCATATGCTGATAGTGTTGTTTCTGCTGGTTCTACGTTAACTATCGCGGCTGACGTCGGAAGTAACGATACTGTAACTGTTGGAACTGATACATTTACATTTGAAGGAACATCAGGCGAAATTGAAACTACTGTTTCAGACAATAAAATTAACATTGGTTTCCCAACTGATATTACTATTGCTGGTAACTTAACAGTTTCTGGTACTACAACAACAGTTGCCTCAACCGTTACTACTATTGCTGATCCAATCATTACTTTGGGTTCATCAGATTCGGATGACAACAAAGACCGTGGTATTGAATTTAAATACAACAGCGGTGGAGCAAAGACTGGTTTCTTTGGTTTTGATGATAGCACAGCTGGATTCATCTTCATTGCAGACGCAACAAACACAAATGAAGTATTCAGTGGCACAGCCGCTGCAGCAACATTTGGTGCTGTTACAGCAACAGACGTAACTGCAACTGGATCATTTATTATTGGCTCAGCTTCAATGAACGAAGTAGATCTTGAGAAACTTGATGGTATCTCAAACGGTACTGGTGCAGCAAATAAAGCAGTTGTACTCGGTGCTTCCAATGCGATTAGCACAGGCGGTGTTGTTACAGCGACTGGCTTTACTATTGGTAGTGCAGTTATGAGCGAAGCAGATCTAGAACAGATCGACGGCATAACTGCTGGTACAGCGGCAGCTAGTAAAGCAGTTGTACTTGATTCAAGCAAAGATATTGCTGGCCTCAATGACGTTAGTGCTGCAGGTATTACACTTAGTGACTTAACTGACAATCGTGTTACGATTGCTGGTTCATCAGGAATACTTGAAGATGACGCTAACTTTACGTTCGATGGTACTACGCTTACAGTTGGTGGTTCTGATAGTACAGTATTCAGTGCTACAGTTGCTGGTGTTGTTGTTGCTTCAGGCGCAATGACTGTTGATGGACTTGCTAGTTTAGACGGCGGAATTAACACCAATGACGACTTTACAGTTGACGCAGACGGCAACGTTGTTGCTGTTGGATTAACAACAACTGGTGTCATGGACTTTAACAATGCTACAACTTCAACTAGTTCTACAAGTGGTGCGGTTCAGGTAACTGGTGGTGTTGGTGTTGCTGAAAACATCTTTGCAGGTGGCACAATTAATGCTGCTGGAGTAATTAACGCAAACGCAACTACAACTTCAACTAGTGTAACAACTGGTTCTGCCGTTGTAGATGGTGGTTTAGGTGTTGCAGAAAACATCTTTGCAGGTGGTTTTATTAATACTGTTGATGATGTTAGAATCTTAGCAGATAATAAGCAACTTGAAATTGGTGCTGGTACAGACTTTACTATCGGACACGATGCTACAAATACAACTATTGCCAACGCAACTGGTATACTTGCTATTAATAGTGCAGGTGGAATCCGTATCAACGAAGACAGTGCTAACGTAGACGTTGTTATTGAATCCAATGGTAACGCTACTATGTTTATGGTAGACGGATCACAGAATAACATCGGTATTGGTGGATCTCCAAACGCAAATGCAGTTCTTCATATTAACGATACAGGCGCATTAATCCTGGCAACAGGCACAACAGCTCAGCGTCCAGGCACTGGTGTTGTAGGTATGTTCCGCTTTAACTCAACTCTTAACGATATTGAGTTTGCTAAAAACGATGGTAGTTGGACAACGGTTGCTGTAGATTTTACAGTTGCAACAACACAGGCGTTTAGTGGTGACGGGTCAACAGTTAACTTTACACTATCTACATTAACGGGTAATGATACATACATTGCTGCAGGTGTGCTTGTCATGCTTAACGGTGTTGTACAAAACCCAGCTGATGTTTATAGCATTGTGTCTGCTACAACATTGCGATTCTCGACTGCTCCGGCATCGGGTGATGTTATTGAAGTACGTAAGTTAACTACAGCTTCAACAATTACTGGATTGACAGATACAGACGGTGATACGCAGATTCAAATGGAAGAGTCAGATGACGAAGACATCATCCGTTTCGATATTGCAGGCACTGAAATTGCTACGATCGATTCCGGTGGAATTACACTAGCAGCCAACAAAACTTTCGATGGTACAGCAACGTCAGCACAGTACGCTGATTTGGCGGAAATGTACGCAACAGACAGCGAAATTGATGCTGGTACTGTTGTTCACTTCTCCGGAGAAGGAAAAGTTGCTGCATGTGACGTTGATGCATGTAGTTCAGTTGCTGGTATTGTTTCTACAGACCCAGCTTACTTGATGAACAGTGGACAAGAAGGTGCTGCGTTAGCACTTGCTGGTCGCGTACCATGTAAGGTAACTGGCCCAGTTGCAGCAGGAGACATGATGGTTTCTGCAGGTAACGGAATGGCACGTGCCGAAGCTTCCCCAGCAATGGGAACAGTAATTGGTAAAGCAATCGAAGCTAACGAAAGCGGAGATAGCGTTATTGAGGTACTTGCATTAATGATGTAAGAACTTAGATTACATAGCTACAAGGACTGGGGGGCTTTAAGCCCCCCTTTTCTTTGCATAAATATCATTAACTAACCAGGAACTTATCTACTATGGCATTTACTAGACCTACCGCAGCTCAAATAAATTTTGACTTAGTCAACCTTACTGACCCACTTATACGTTTAAATAGTGGAGAGACTGGTAGTGCAGATAAAGATGCAGGATTTGTTATTGAACGCGGTAATGATACCAATGTAGGATTAATTTATGACGAAAGCGCAGATTCCTTTGCGTTAATTAATACAGATGAGATAGGCACAACTGCTGGTAATGTAACTATTGCAAGTTATGCTGATCTTACATTAAAAAAAGTTACACAATCTGAGCAACAATATACAACTTCTAATATGATGAAGTTTAACCAATACTATCTTGGAAATGCAAGCGGTAGTTATTTTACCAACGGTGAATACCAAAAGGTTCTAACAATTATACCAGCTGGCAATAGTGAAAACTACCAAGTTAGAGGTACTATTTCTGCACAAAATGCAGGCGAAACACATGTTGTTACCTTTAATGCCGCACTACGAAGTGGTGATCCACTTCCAGATTTAAGTTGGTCTATTCAATATACTGAACAATATAATGGAAGTAGATATATTGATCCTCAGCTTTGGACCAAAGAAACCTCAACCGCTGGATTTATTTTTGCTTTTAAAACATTAGGTACAATTTATGGAAACGTTACAGTAGACATTGATGTGATTCCTAGATCTTCAGGACTAAAATCTAACGTTACGATGAATAATACTGTAAGTAGTGAACAAGCTGGTGTTGATTCGGGTTACACTGCTAATGATATGTCTAAAGTTTTTAGTATTATTGCTGACGACTTTACTGTCGCTGGCACCCTTACTGCTGCCGGAAACGTAGAGGTAACAGGAAATTTATCTGTATTAGGGATCACTACTACAGTTGACGTCAACAGCATTAATATAACAAACAGTTTTACGTTTGAGGGAGCAACCACAGACGGGAATGAAACTAAACTAACGGTAGTAGACCCTACAGCAGATAGAACTATTACTCTGCCAAACGCTACTGGCACAGTGGCATTGACAGCAAATGTATTGGCACTAGCAGGCGGCACTATGAGTGGCGCTATTGCATTGGGAACAAATAGAATTACAGGCGTAGGCGATCCTGTTGGTAGTCAAGATGTAGTTACTAAAGCATATTTTGATGCTAATACAAGTTCGTTTTCAAGCAATGCGTCAGGATTTTCAAATAGTACATTTATTACTGTGCCTGGCGCCGTAAGTTTCGACTTAGTAAAACAACAAGACCAATCAGGAGACGCAGAAACGCCGTTCGTTGCATCAGGTAGCCTTGACGCATTTGGTGTTAGTCTTAGTGAGGTATATGATATGATGGAGCCGATTGGTAAATCTACAACCACTGATCTTGGCGCATTGAGTTAATAACAATTTAAGATAAAGGGAAGCTACCATGCCAACAACATTACAATTTAGAAGAGGGACAACATCCCAGAATAACTCATTTACTGGGTCGTTGGGCGAACTTAGTATTGATACTGATCTAGACACCCTACGGATACATGACGGCAGCACTGCTGGCGGACATGCGTTAGCAAAAGAAACAGGGGCATCTAATATTACATTAAATGCCCGGGCTGATTTACGGTTTGCAGATGCAGATAGCAGCAATTGGGTTGGTTTCCAAGCACCTGCTACGGTTAGTTCAAATGTTACTTGGACACTTCCATCTGCAGATGGATCCAGTGGACAAGCCCTTGTTACAGACGCAAGTGGCACACTAAGTTGGGCTGCCGCAGGCGCGGTAACAACAGCAGACGAATCAACTAATACAAACTTTACAATTAAGTTTGATGCGGCTACAAGCGGTTCTGTTGTTGCGGTCAAACACGATACTGGATTAACTTATAATCCAAGTACTGGTACTTTGTCATCGGCTGTATTTGCAGGTGAAGCTACTTCAGCACTATACGCTGATTTGGCGGAAAGATACCAAGCAGACGCAGAATACTTGCCAGGAACTGTATTAATTTTTGGTGGAGATGCAGAAGTTACACAATCTACTGAAAGAATGGATCGGCGCGCTGCTGGAGTTGTTTCCACAGACCCTGCTTATTTAATGAATAGTTCATTAGTTGGAAAGAATACTGTGACACTGGCGTTAACTGGCCGTGTCCCATGTAAAGTTTCTGGTTACGTGCGCAAAGGGGACTTAATGGTTTCTGGAGTTGACAATGGCGTGGCTGAGGCATGGCGTGAAGAAAGTAGTCCGCCTGCTGGATCTATTATTGGAAAGAGCCTTGAAGACAAGGACAGTCGTGGAATTAATGTAATTGAAGTAGTAATCGGCGCCAAATAATGTTGAGTAAATTCTATATCAGTGATTACGAAGGCGAGATGGTATCACAGAATATTAGTTGGAAACAAGGCAAAAAAGAAAATAACCAGATATGGGTTCCCAAGACGATTATTAACGATGAAAATGAAGTAGGAACGGCACATGTTATTGGCAATGGTGCTAGTAGAAAGAAATTTGATCTTGGGTTACTGCATGGTCAATACGGCGGATTTGCTGATCTTATTCCAAGAAGTGTAGGTCAGAGTTATGGTTGCAACGCATTGTATACTGAGTTTAATCCAACTTTTTTAGTTTCTGTTAACCCTGATGTAACTAAAAAAATAGCCAAGAGCAATTATTGCGAAGAGAATATAGTATATAGTAATCCTACGAACATGACCAGGCATCCCAATCTGTTTCATCTTTTTCCTCTCTACCCAGGGCCTATATCAGCAGGAGCGTTGGCACTATTGTTAGCATGTGCAGATGGCCATACTAAAATTTTTATGATAGGATTTGATTTCTATATTGATAACGACACACACATATACCCTCAGACAGATAATGCATACGGTAAATTGCCTGAAGACCCTACTAGTATTAACACACAGTGGGAAAATAAGTTATGTGAGATTATGACACTGTATAACCAGGTGCAATTTTATAGAGTAGTGGCACATCAAGGATTGGCAGTTCCAGAATCATGGAAATGGTTAAGCAACGTTGAGCAAATTGGTTATCAACAATATCACGGAATAGCACATCTAGGTTCCGTTGTGAAATAAAGCTACTACTGTATTAATTTTATCGGAAATTTCCTGTGTTTTTACTGTAGAGAAAACACCCGGATGCAATGGTTTAGGCCATCCGTCTATATTAGTCCAAGCATACCCTTTATGCTCTTTATTTAATTTAGGTATAAATTCATCTTCAACAACTGCAATAAAAGTGTGATACTCAAACCTTTTTTTAGTGTTAGTAAATTGGTCAATAGGTATTAGTTTTTCTATACTAGGAACATAGCCAATCTCTTCGCCAATCTCTCTGCGCAGCCCATCTATTATCTTTTCGTTATTGTCAATTTTTCCACCAACAAATGCCCATGTATTTTTATAACTAGTGTCATCTCTGAGTAAAAATAAAAATCTTAATGTGGACTTAGCGAAGAAAACAGCACCGGCACTTTGTTTTAAATTACTAATTGCCAATTTCCTGCCTTGTATTCACCTTCGTAACTCTTAATCCAAGCGGCACCAGTCCATTTGTACTGTATACCAGTGTTAGTGTTGGTTGCATAATGAGTTCCAGCATCTGTACTACTATCAAATGCTACATTCCATCTGATACCATCATATTGAATGATGTCGTTAGGACTAGCAGTAAAGTCATTACCAGATGTGTCTTTCCAAGCATCTGGGCCGTCTGTATTGCCACTAGCACCGATTCCTTTAAGAATTAAATATCTCTGTCCAGTGGCCGCAGTAGCAAGGCCTGCATCCGGTCCAACTTTAAGAGGATTTATAACTTTTAATACTGGGGGTAAGTCATTTGTAGGTATAGTATCTGCATCAACAGTGAACAATAGCTTTGTGTCGTCAGTAGGGTGATGTGCGATAGTCCCTACAATCTCGCCTGTCCCAAAGTCAACTCTAACTTGGCTAATGCCAGCCTGCAGTTCGCCATATTGGTTAATTACTGCTCTCCATGTAACATCATCAACCCCTACTTTGACAGGAGGATCATTTTCAATGCTTTCATCTACTTTGTTAGTTATTGATTCTTGGCGCTCCAGGATAGTTAAAGTGTTGCCTAACAACAATATCCCATAATTCATTGGAGTAAATTTTAGTCTAGTACCCATTAATATGTTCTGGTCTATTACTCCGTCAGCAAGATCGCCACTTTCGTCAAAAATGCTAGCGATAATCCTATTAACAACACCAAGTTTCTTAACCTTGGCAGGTGGTGAAATCCAAATTGGAACATTAAATGTTAAAGTAGCAATATCAATCTGCTCATCCGCGCCAACAGGAACTGCTCTGCTACTCCAAGTTACTCCGGTTAGTTCAATATAACTAAGGCTTCCCCAATCTAAATAATTGTCTGTGCTTTGTATCTCAAGCGTAGGGTTGAACAATACTAAAATTTGTTCTAACAACTGTAATTTCTGTGTAGTATTGCTGGTCCATATGTCTACATTTAATGTTAAGTTATAAGGAACAGGCATCAAACGCTCTACAGTAAATGCATTGCCTTGTTGTGTAGTATACTCGCCGGTATTCTCGTCAAACTTTCTCATGCGTATATGGCGTTTGTCTACAAATGTAGGATCTTGTCTACGTTCTGGCATATACTCCATGGCATTAATATAACAACTAATCATCGGAGTTGGAGTAATCTTGTTCTCACTGTTATCTTTGATAATACTACTAACCATGCGTGTAGCATCGCCATACTTAACAGGCACAGTTTGCAATGTAGTATTGCCTTCTCTGTCTTTGCCAAATTCAACTTGGAAGTTTGAAAATGCACGAATAAACTGTAACAAGAACCTGCGTACTTGACTATCGTAAAAAAACTGTTGGGCCATTAATCATCTTCCTGAATTGATAGAGCCTTGCTTAATGCTTGACGTTGTGATATCACAGTGTTATCATCCTGTGTAGTTGTCGCAGTGTTGTTAATAAACCCTGACCTAAGGCTAGTGCTCTGCCCTGGCGTTGGGTTACTTCTAACGTTGTCTTCAACCTTGGTCCAACGTGTACCATTGAAACGGAATAATCTGTTTGGTAAAAAGTCTAACCTAAGC